CTTCATACGAGGTAACTGAAGAATCAGAGTGGACGTTTACAGTCTCTCAGACGGAGACCGTCTACATCTACGGCAACAGCAACGCCGGATGCGACAACTTCTCCACCGACCCCTATCTGTGGCTGTACGAGGACGGCCCCGAATCAAACGGGTCGCTTATCGCTCAGAATGACGACGGCAACCACAACAATCAGGACCAGTGCGTATCCTCAAAGATTGTTATCGAACTATCTCCGGGTGATTACCTTATTAGAGCAGGCTATTGTTGTAGCCAAAGGAGCCTCGGAACCAACCCTTACGGGGACAACAGATCCTACGAGCTCGTTATCCAGAACTACGAACTGAGCGCTGGGACCACAACGACAACAACAGTTGTCACAACAACCACAACAACTACTAGCACTACTACGACAAGCAGCACGACCACTACAACCGAGCCGCAGTCTATTGGGCCACCAATGAACTTGACTGGGGAGTTGACAGCAGATGGGGTGTATCTAGATTGGGATGCGCCAAATACTGGCAACGTAGATCCTGAGCGATACGCTATATCTTTTCGTATACCCCCTGCGGCTGGGTGGGGTGTGGCTACCGGCAATGTTGGGGATGAAAACGCTTTGAATACTGAATACACATTATCCTATAGTCTATTTGAGAACACTGGCGGGCTGGGGGAAACTTATGTCTTTGATGTAAGATCTGATAATGACACGCTAGGTCTGTACTCAGGATGGTCTACTCAGGTAGAATTGTTAGTGGAGGAACCAACGCCATCGACAACCACCACAACTACCACAACAAGTACCACTACTACAAGTACCACAACTACAAGTTCTACCACGACAACCACCACCTTGCCTCCACCCCCACTGGTGGCCCAGCCTTCGTCGCCCACGCCTCCGGCTACCACGACAACGACAACTACGACCCTGCCACCCACTACTACCACAACGACTACTACGACTACCACAACTACGACGACGCTCCCGCCCACAACGACGACGACTACGCTCGCTCCTACTACGACGACGGCTCCATCGACTACAACTTTGCCACCCACAACGACAAGTTTGCGGCCTACTACAACCACGGTCCCAGTCGCGACGACCTTGCCCCCGACCACTACTACTATCCCTCGGATTACGTCAACAACATTGGCCCCGAGGGTTACGACTACTTTGCCAAGTGGGACAGATACTTTAACTCAAGTTCAGGCTGAAACTGCTGCTACCTTGACAAGTATGGGGTTCGATATTAAACCCGAACAGGCTAAGCAAATTGACCAAGCGGAACTTAAGGTTATTCAATCGGTAGATTTTATTGACCAGGAACTTGCCGATGATTTAGTTGATGTTCTAGATGGTGAAGTTACTGTAGAGGAAATTGACAATCTTGTTCAGGATGAAAGCTTTGATGAACTTCCTGATGAGGCTATCAATGTTATTGTTGACGCTTTAAACGAAACAAGCGATGATGTTAAGGAGGAGTTTGAAGATAACGTAAATATTTTTGGTAACGACGCTTACGACGATTATGTTGCTGCTGGTTCCACCGTGGATACAGGTACTAGGCGTACCGTTGTTGCTGTAGCGGCTGCTACTTCTGCTGCTGCTGGCGCTGCTGCTGGCCCCAAGCCCTCGGGCGGGTCCGGTGGAGGCGGTGGCGGTGGGTCTGATGGCCCAAGAAGGCGAGGAGCCAGAGGAGGACGCAGATGATTAGAAAAGTAATTATAAAAATGCTGCAAAGATTTTTGAAGGAGGCATACTCTCTTGCTTGGACTTTAGCGGGGACAGGGCTTGTTTTAATTACTTTATCGGGTAGCACAAGATTTTGGGGAACTATTATAAGTTTAGGTGCTTTAGCGGTGCATTTACTTGCTGTTGCTTTTCTGCCAGAAGATGACTTGTAAGTCATATCTTTGTAGGCGGTTTTTAGGTATAATGTAGTATATACATAAGGAGACGTATGAGAAATAAGTCTTGCAGTTGCGGTTGCGAATGTTCGCAGCATTGTGATTGTGGTTGTGACGATTGCGACTGCTGAATGGAGAATTAAATGGATGATGTAAAGATTGATACAGCAAAAACACTTACGCTGACTCTGCCGTCAGATGCAGACAGCAATGCTGTATCTGTGGTTTTAACCCACGAATTTGGTGATGTGGTTCAGGCGGCTACTAATGCAACGAGATCTTCGGAAGGTGTCTACACAATAACTTACGGTCAAGCTGCCTCTGGTATTTATGCTTTGAATTCTGCTGGCAAGCACAAGGCTACTTTCACTTATTCAATTTCTGGCACAGAGTACAGTCAGTCGCAATATATAAATGTATATACTCCTTATTTAACTTGGGCGGAGTTCACTGTTAATCACTCTGAACTTTCGTCGTTCTCTTCCCAATTCGATTACTTTGAGAAGAGGGCTAGAAATATTATTGACACCTATTGTGGTCAGTCGTTTGATTACTATCCAGATAAGTCATTTACTTTAGACGGTACAAACCATAAAAATATTCATCTCCCCCTTCCAATTTCCACCTTAACCAAAGTCACGATGAATCCTGGTGACTCTGATTCAGAGGTAATTCACGATTCCACTAATTCTTCGCTTAATAATGTTGAAAAGGTACGTCAACCTTTCCACTTTGAATCTTCTTACTACATTAGATTTAAAGCTAACATTATTCAGACAAATACATCTAGAATTCTAGGTAAGACTTTTAAAAACCACTCGGACTACAAAATTGAAGGCGATTTTGGTTGGAGATATGTGCCAAATAACATTAAGCAGGCAGCGGATTTAATTATTGCTGATTTGATGAATGACGACTCAGAATATCGTCGTCATGGAATAACTAGTGTGGATATGGATACGGTTAGATTTAGTATGAAGTCTAACTTTTATGAATCAACCGGAAACATTGAAGCAGATGTGTTATTAACTGACTACACATTATTTGTGATGGATTATGTTATCTGATGGCTTACAAAACGTTTCTCAAATATCACCACAAGTGTGATATATACAGCCGAACTATTACCACCAATGCGGCAGGCCAGAAAGTCGGAAGTTTTTCTGTTAGTAATTCTTCAACTCCCTGCTTCTTTCAAACAGTGGCGTCAGAGCGTAGAGTTGCCCCTTATGTAGACAATGTTGATGAGTTTGAGTTAATTATTCCTCATCCATATGTAACATATTTGTCATATGGTGGTAGAGTAGAAAATATTGTTGACAGATATAGCAATGTAATTGAATCTGGTCCTTTTGAAATTATTGAAATATCAAAGAGAACTGGGTTTAATGGCAAAGTAAATCATGCTTTAGTAAGAATTAGACTTATAGTTGAGGTTGGTTCGTAATGGCTAAGCGCATGTTCTCAGTCAGTATTGATCAGAAAGGTATTGACGGATTAATAAATTTATCAAATAAAGCCGCAATGTTCCCTAATAGAATTATCTCAGCGAGAGCTAGAGCTACGGACAGATCGGTTAGAATGATTAGAAGAAAACTTGAAAATAGTCATGGTTATAGATTGGTAAAGCATATAGAAATTGATGGAAAAGTTACTGGTAAAAAATCAACAATAACAGTTAGGATTCCAAGAGCAAAGGGTTCTAGTTCTGGAGATAAGCAGTCCGATAAAGATCGTGCCTTGTGGCAATTAAACATTATGTTGAATGGCAGGAGGGCTTTTAGGAGTAAGAGGAGTGGGAGATATACTTTGCGAGAAGAGTCTCAAGGTAAGTATGGAAAGCATTTATACAATTGGAGCGTTCCTGCTAAATCTCCCAATCATGCTTTTGTTAAGAATGTAACAGAGCAGCCTGCTAAGATATTTAGAGAGATTTTTATGCAGGAACTTGCAAGGGAAGGTTTTGGTGTAAGAGGTGGAGTTTCTGGCATTTCCGCCGACCGCCCAAGCCCACAGCTTCCTCAGTCCGGCTTCGCTTCTGGGGGTACAACTTTCTCCAAGGCAATAGGTGGTAGATAATGACAATTACAAACATTGCTGCATACGATATTAATAATTATTTGAAAGCCGACTCTACTGTGCAGAGTATTGCTGGCAAAACAATGAACTTCTTCCCCATTGTAGGCGATGGTTCTGAGACTGCCCCATTTGTTGTTTATACAGTTTCAAGTTCCATACCTACACCGGAGGCTTGGTGGAATAGATATGACGCTATAACCTATTCCATCTACGACACCAATATTGATAGAATGCTACAGATCGGGGAAAGGTTTATTTACCTTTTGTCCAAAGGCGACGAGATATCTCAGTCATCTGGTAAGGAGGGAACAGATGTTCGTCTGCTTTCGACTTACTTCGTAGGCTCGACGCTTCAAGATGCAATTGAAAAAGATGGCTGGTTCACAATGAATTTAGAGTTTATTATTTACTTCGTACCGGAATGATTATGGTATTATAAACAGATATGAAGTATACTACAATTACATACGTAGGTAAATCTGGTGGCGGTTTCTTCGCAAGAGTCGGAAAGATCGTTTACGAATTTGAATGGCAAAAGGGTTTAGGGATTGGAAATAAGCCTGGAGAAGTGCGACCAGATCACGTAAAAAAGATCGCTAAATGGCGTGATAAGAAGGGCAAAAGAATTTTTGTTCTTGAATAGGAGGATTAAAAAATGCCGGGTTCAAGCTCAGTAAATACCGCTAATATCGTAGTGGGCGAGGCCGAGGTCAAGGTTGGTGCTTCAAGCCTCACTATGACCAATTCGGACTTTGATTCGCTTACTTCGGTAGGTGCAACTCAGGAGGGCGTTGAGATTTCTTGGGAGCCAGACATGGTTGACATTGAAGTCGATCAGTATGGTGACGCTGCTAAGGTCATTCAGTCAAGAGTAAAGGTCATGCTTAAGACCACTCTTGCCGAGGCTACCCTCAACAACCTTGCTATCGCTTGGTCATACGACAATGTTGATGACGGCGCTGATGTTCTCGTAGATAACGATGGCTCCAGCACCAAGACCTTCATGTTCGGTGTACAGAATGTATACCCATACGAGAAGGCTGTTCAGATTGTTGGCAACGCTCCGGGTTCGAATGCTGCAACCACTCGTACTCGTAAGTTCAACACTAAGCGTGCAATTTCGTTTGAGTCGTCAAGCGTTTCGATGAAGCGTGCAGAGGCTACTACCTTTGCTGTTTCGTTCCGCATCCTGCCTGTCTCTGCTGACACCAGCTATGAGTATGGCAAGATCATTGATCAGACCGCCTGATAAAAAAACAATCATAGTTCACAGGAATTACCCTCCAATATGCTATACTGCATATTCGGAGGGTTTTCCTCTTATTACTAGTCTTAAGGAGAAAAATGGCACAGAATAAGGATCTGCACGGCGGTACTGAAATCGTCTTTGCAGATGGCATCAAGAGAGTTATTAAACCTCTTACAATTAGACAACTTCGTAAGTTCATGAAAGTCGCAAGCCAGTTAAAGACTGATGACAGCGCTATGGATGATGAAGATATTGACAAGATGGTTGAGGCAGCAGGTATTGCGCTGGCTAAAGTTGATCCAGAACTAGCAGAAGATCCTGATGCTCTTGAGGACATTCTTGATCTTCGTTGCTTTGGTGAACTTATGGCTGCTGCTATGGGTGGTGACCCAAACGACTGACGGAGGGGGACTCGTCAAATAGCGGCGAGCCTATGACTTGGGATGATATCCCTCTCCTAAAATATGAATCCGAGTTGCTTGTAAAGACCGGTGCATGGAAAAGTCTTCTTGAGTTAGAGGAATCTCTTACTCTTGACGAACTTTTTCTGTTATACCGGGCATCTAATTATGAGTTTTCAATGAGTGTAAAGGCTTATGCTGCTGGCATGGGAGCCGAAGTCGATTGGTATGAAGACTGGTATGAGGAATCAAAGCCTGAAGATAAAGAAGTTTTGGAAAGCAATGATTTGAGATTCATCCCATTTGGTTTGGGTTATGAAGCATAGTATTGTTTTGCTTTATTTAGCACAAAATGGGATAATTAGTATTGGTGAACTATGGCCGATCAAGACATTAGGGTAAATGTAGTTGTAGACGGCGAAGATGGCTTAAAGCGTCTTTCTTCGTCTTTAAAAAACCTTACTCTTAACCTTGGTGGTGCCGCCAGAGTTACCAGAAGCCTTGATGCTACCCAGAGAAACCTGACTAGGATTATTGGTAATGGTTCTAAGGGTCTCGGAGATCATGCAAAAAATGTACGTCAGTTAGCATCTAATCACACGGCTCTTAGTAAAGAAATAAAGAGAATTAATGTTGACTTAAAGGCTTTAAGGACAAACACTAGGCTTACTGATAAAGAATTTAATTCTCTTAATAAAGGTCTTAAGGCTGCGCGTAGCAACTTTAGAAGCTTAAGGGCTAGAACTTTATCTTCAGATCTTAGAAGTATTGGTATTGAGATGAAGCGTCTTGGTAAAGATGCTCAGTTCGTTGGTCGAAGCCTTATTATTGGTCTCACTACGCCACTATTAGCATTTGCTAACAAGGGACTTTCTGCTTTCACCTCCTTTGAGCGAGAGCTTGTAAGACTTACTAAAATTCTTGGACCTACTTTTACTGGCATCAAGGAAGTCGAGCAAGCTACGCTAGACCTTAGTAATGCTTTTGGTATATCAAGAGATTTGATTACTGGCGTAACTGCTGACTTTGCTGAACTTGGCATCAACAGCGCCGATGTTCTTAATGGACTAACTAAGTTGTCAGCAGAAATGTCTATTTTGGGTTCTATGGATGTTTCTGAGGGGCAGCAATTAACTCAGACAATGTTCTTGGGAACTATTAGAACAATTGATAAGATGTCTAACACTTTCTTGAGTGCCGCAGAGAAGCATGAAATGGCTCTCAAATCAGTTACATCTCAGATGTATCTGTTTAACGCTATTGAAAACATGACAGCTTTGTCATTCAGAGACATGGCTGATTCGCTACCTGAAGTGACTGCTGCAAGTCATGCTTTTGGTCTTTCTATGACTCAATCCGCTGCCCTGCTAGCACCGATGAAGGCTGCTGGTATTGAAGTTTCTGTTGCAGCAAACGGTATCAAGGTTGCTTTGCAGAGACTTGTTACGCCGACTAAGAAAGTTCTTGGTCAGATGGATGACCTTGTTGAAACATTTGGCAATCTTGCCCCTGGTTTGGAGGAGTCGTTTAATAAAGTTACCGGTGTTGGAATGTCATCTCTTCAGGGTCTTATTGATACGACTTTGGAACTGCGTAGAGTTGCTGATGATGAGACAATTTTAACCTTCTATGCTGACTTGTTTGGTAAGCGTCAGTCAACAAGAATGTTGACGGCAATTGAGAGCATGGCTCAGTTCCAACGGGAAATGGAAGGTGTTGTAAAAACTGCTTCGGGGACAGAGCCTACATTCTTGAACAGAATGATTGGTGATTTGAATAATATGGCAAGAGCAGCAGAGGCTGCTACTGGCGGTATGGTTAAAAACATTAATAATGTTGAAAGTTTAACACTGGTTACCAGAGTCGCTGTTGCTGAGGCCGGTCAGTTTGTTGAGGGCTTTGGAGAGGTTGCTGAGGCAGATATCGCCGCCGCTAGACAGGTTCGTCAAGAGTTTAGGAATTATATAGAAGATCTCAAGACTGGTGAGGGTATTGAGGCAATTGAGCAGGTTACCAGTGAGGCCGGTAAAGCGTTCTTGGTTGAGCTTGCAGGTGCCGCAAACGCTCAGGCTATTGCCCAGCAAGAGTTGGATACCGCTTTAAACTCTACTGCTGTTGCCGTTGACAGAATGAAGATTGCTTTCAAGAATGCCGCCGCAGACTTGGTTAGCACTTTTGGTGAAGACATTAAGGCAATCTCTGAGAGGGTGCTTGAATTTAGTCAATACATTCAAGATTTGCCTTCATCAACTAAGAGAATGATTGCCGCTGTAGCAGCCGCAGTTGCGGCGATTGGTCCTCTTGTATTTATCTTTGGTCAGTTAAGACTTGCTGGTGGTGTTGCTCTTACAACCATGATGAAGTTTGTTCCTGGTTTAAACAATTTGGGTATTGGTGCTGTCGCTGGCGCTTCTAAGATGCTGTATCTTAAGAATGGTATTACCGTAATGGGTGACAGCATTGTCAATACTAATAGCAAGTTTGCAACAATGATTGCAACGATTGCTAGTGGAAATGGCCCTATCGCCAAGATGGCTCAAGGCTTCGGTCGGGCTACGGGGATGCTTAGTAAGCATGTAACTGCTGCTGACGATGTTGTGAGAAAAGTTGGAGAACTTTCAACAAGTGCTGATAAAGCGACTAAGGGAATGCTTGGACCGAATTTAGGTAGCCCATCTGTTGTTGATAAAAAAATTGGAACTGTTACCCGTCGAATTAAAACTGATGCCGCTGGTGATTCTACAACAGAATACTTTAGACAAGTTGGCAAAAGACAGTTAGCAATTAGTGCTGCGGAAAGAGAGTTTTTGGAGGGATACCAAGAGCCAGCCCCCAGCCGAGGACGCCTGAGAGATAGGGCGCAAAGAAGAGTGAGGGGTGCTGGTAGGGCTGTTGCTGCTGCACCGGGCAAGGCTGTTCAAAGAGCTATGCAGCCAGCTACTAAAGCAATTGGAATGGCTAACGCTGAGGCTAAAATCTTTGGTAAAGAAGCACCAGGTGCATTTAAGAAAACAATGATTTCTATTAAGTCGATGAGTGGATCTATAATTAAAGCAACGAAGATCACCAAGCTCTTTAGATTCGCAATGATGTCAATTGGTATTGGAGCAATAATGGCAGTAGCCGCTGCGGCTATTTTCTTTGTTATTCAAAACTTTGATGCTTTGAAACAAAAGGCAGTGCCGCTTCTTGAAAGTCTTAAGACTGCGTTTAATGTTATCAAAGAGGCATTGAAAGCACTCATTGCTCCTATTTTTGATCTTATTGCCTCTCTTTTGAATATGGGGCCGGGTGGGGCTGGCGGCAATGCTGTTGATGGCTTGGGCGGAATGATGACTAAAGTTGGAACTGCCATTGAGGCTATCGCTAATGCTTTCAAATGGGTTGTTGAAAATATGATCGTTCCTGTTATACGCATTTGGACTGAATACATTTACATTGTTGTCGAAGCAATTGTTGGAATTGTTAAAGCAATTATTAAAATGAAAGATAATGTTGGTCAAGGTTTTAAAGATCTTGGCCTCGTTCTCCTTGGTTTCTTTGAAAAATTGCTTTCTTTCATTGCTCCAGTCCTTGCAAAAGTTAGTGATATATTTTTTGACGTTGTTAAGTTTATAGTAAACGTTTTTGAATTTGGAATTAGAGCGGTAGTTGAGATTATTTACTTTATTCCAAATGCAATTATTTGGGTCGCTAGAAAAATTGTAACTATCTGGAGTGCTCAAGTAAACTTTATGGCAGAAGTCTTTAGAACTTTAAGCGTTGTTGTTGGTGAAGTTCTTGGAACAATTGTTGATGGCATCGCTGCTGCTGCTCAAGCTGCCGCTAAAGGTATTGAATATTTATCTCTTGGAAGACTTAAGTTTACTCCTATGGAGAATGCTGGACAAAGTGTAAGAGATTTCTTTACTGATATTGGAGACGGTGCTGTTGCACTGGCAGACACTGCGACTAGCAAAATTGAAGAAGTATTTAAGTCTGTTGACGATACTCTTGACGATTTTAAAGGCAGCGTTGTTGACGGTATTCATTCAATGTCTGACGGTATTGATTTCCTAAAGGAAAAAGTTGGAAATTACTTTAGAGGTTTAACAAGAGAAAGAAATGTAGCAGAGGGTGCTGGTGCGGAGTTGATGGATGCTCTGTCAAGCGGTGTTGAAGAGGAAGCCGATGAGGTGTTTGAGCCTTTGGTGCCGGAAGCAGAGAGCGCTGGCGAGGATGCTGGTGATGCTTTTGCTGACAAGTTTGCAGAAGCATTGAAGGAACTTAAGCAAAGATTTGTTGATCTTGTTGGTGATGTTTTAACTGATGAAATTAGCAATGTTGCTTCTAATCTAACAGATGCGCTTCAGGCTCAGAGGGATGCTGCTCTCAAGGTGTTTGATGATCAGTTATCAACTATTGAGGCTCTTGGTAAAGCGGAAGAGTCTTTGCTGAGGCAGAAAGAGTTTATAGCAAATCAAAAGAAACTTATTGACGAAAGAGAACTTAATCGTCAGAACTATGTTAGAAATCGCGCTTTGGCTATTTATGAGGGTCGCATTGATGACGCTCGTATGCTTGACCT